TGCTCTGGAAATACTACCTAGACGAAAAGCCATTGCACAACGATTGCGAAAGCATTGCGTTTGCTATGCGTTCGGATGAAAAAACAGTGCATCTAATCCTGCGCCATTTCTTTGTTTTGCAAGACGATGGATGGCGGCACAACCGATGCGACAGGGAGATTGCTGACTTTCATGGCAAGAAAGAAAAGGCAGCAAACAGTGCGAACGCAAGGTGGAGTAATGCGAGTCCAATGCGAACGCATACCGAACGCAATGCGAATGCACCTGTTTTCCATGCTAACCAAGAACCAAGAACCAATAACCAAGAACCAGTATTGAAGAAGCAGCGCGGTTCGCGCTTGCCTCAAGACTTCGTGCTTTCAAAGGAATGGTCAGACTTCTGCACACAGCAACGCCCAGACCTTAATCTGCAAAACACCTTTGACTCGTTCAAAGACTTTTGGGTTGCAAAGGCCGGAGCCGGCGGCGTTAAGCTGGATTGGCTGGCGACATGGCGAAACTGGGTTCGCAACCAGTCTGTCCCGAAGGCATCGTTTGCACAGTCGGACATAGCCCGAACGACAGTCCCTAGAAATCAAGCCTACGAGGACACTCAGCGCAGATTGAGGGAGGAGGCAGACAGAAATTGCACCGGCCCTTCTTTGGAGGTTTTAGCAAAGATGGCGGCTATCCGCAACGGCGCGAAGGCGAACCATGAACATTGAATTAGCAAACTTTGAGACTTCAATGAAGGTTTTACCAATAATGCCACACGAGGCCGAGCCTTGGCTTTTAAAAAAACATTATGCTAAACGATTTCCTTCAATTAGTTTTGCTTTTGGTTTGTATGAGCATGGCATTTTAGTTGGAGTTGTTACATATGGTATGCCTTCATCAGCAACTTTGCGAAATGGCATTGCTGGCGTAGACAACGCTAAGTTTGTTTTGGAATTAAATCGACTTTGCATTGAAAGCAAAAATAAAAATGCAGCAAGTTTTTTGGTTGGCAGAAGTTTAAGATTGTTGCCTAATCCTTCAATAGTGGTTAGTTATGCAGACATAGCCCAAAATCATGTCGGGTATGTTTATCAAGCCTGTAATTTTATGTACACAGGTTTAAGCGCTAAACGCACAGATTGGAAAATTAAGGGTATGGAGCATTTGCATAGCCAAACAATTGTTGACATGAGTAAAAGCTGCGAAGGTAAAAGGGTTGAGTTTATGCGTAAAAAATTTGGTACTGATTTTTATTTGTTGGAGAGATCGCGTAAGCATAGATATATTTACGTCACTGGCAAAAACAAGGCTGTCAAAAATTCAATCAAATACGTTAAAGAACCTTACCCGAAGGGCGAAAGTAAGAAATATGATGCTGGGAAACCAGTTGCAATTCAAAATTTACTATTTTCATAAATTTATGATTAAAACTGAAGCAAACAAACTTTTGGACAAAGCGCGTGACGGAACCAGGTTCACTTTCGAAGAAATCAGCGCCGCCCTCTACGCCACTGGTGATCTACATGACGGAGTGCGAAGCGAGGGAATGGAAGACGCGTTACAAGCAGAAGATCAAGCAATTAGGCAAAGTGAAAGCCCAAACATGGTGGTTTCAAGTCAAGGCCGACATTCTCAGGATTCGTGGCCAGGATGGTCTAAATATCTTGATAGACGAAATGAACAAAAATGATGCAAATTCACTTTCAAGTTGAGGGCGACCCCAAAGGCAAAGGGCGACCACGCTTCACCCGCGCCGGAAAATTTACTAGGGTTTACACCGATAAGCAAACATTGGATTACGAAGCCTTGATTAAGTTTTTTGCCGCCGAAGCGATGGGCAGTACAGACCCGCTAGAAACGCCTGTAAGCGTTTTTTTATACATCAGGCATGCAGTACCTCATTCCTACTCCAAAAAACGCACTGAAGCCTGTTTAAGTGGGTTGGAGCAGCCTTGTAAGAAGCCAGACATCGACAATATTGCAAAAACTTACTTAGATGCCATGAATGGGGTGATTTTTAAAGATGACACGCAAGTCATTGATTTGCACATCAAGAAGGTTTATTCAGCAGTGCCAGGCGTCAATGTTATGGTGATGGAGATCAAATGAATCCAGAAGAAGCAACCCAGCTGATCAGAGAAAAAGCCCCTAAGTTTGGTGAAGCCAAGGCTCAAAGGGTCTATTTGGAGGAGTTTCGGAAGTCTAAAAAGGCTCTTTTGATGAAGGATGCACTAAAAGTGGGCATTGAGGCGGCGAATGCTCAAGAGCGTGAAGCGTATGCGGACTTGTCTTATCAGCAGGTCTTAAAGGGGTTAGCGAAGGCAATAGAAGAAGAGGAAACCCTGAAGTGGGAGTTGGAATCTTACAGGTTAGAGGTTGAAATCTGGAGAACCAGAGAGGCAACCAACAGACTTCAGGACAGAGCGCATCAGTGATGAAACAAAGGTACATCAGGAGCAAGCCGCTTTTGAAGCTGGTAGCGGGATTGGATTGCCAGGCATGTGGTTCAGGTCATTTCGTACAGGCAGCGCACTCAAACTGGTCAAAGTGGGGAGGAAAGGGAAAGTCATTGAAGGCTTCAGATGAGTTCACCGCGGCCTTGTGCATGAGTTGCCATTACGACATAGACCAAGGATCGAAGTGGTCAAAAGAGGAGAGGCAGCTAATCTGGAAGACTGCTCACCAGAAGACTGTGAAGTTGTTAAAAGACAACGGGAAGTGGCCGAATGATGTCCCTGTACCGGAGTTAGAATGATGAGGCTGACAAGCAGTTGCCAGCTTTTTGGGTGGACTTTGTTAGCGCATTGTCTGCCTATTTTTTTGTTTATTATTGTGATTTAATCAGGGAAATTGGTCTTTCTTTAAAAAAAAGAAGGAACATTTCTCAAGGAGTAAACATGGGCAGACCCCCAAGTGCAAGCACAACAGAATTCAGAAGAGTAATAGGAAAGCCAGAACAAGACATCCTAGTCGCAGCAGGAGAAGGAAACACAACCCAAGGCTTCTACGAGGTGATGGCAGTCTACAGACACTTCTACAATCAGGGACTAAGACCCACTATGGACTTAGACAATGTGATGCTCATCATCCCAATCGGTAAGGCAGGAAGACCTAAGAAGGTTTTGTGAACAAGTTAGTGAGTACTACGGGAAAGCACCATCTGGCCCTTTCACACCCAGCCTTTCCCCAGCATTCCCGACAAGTTATCCACAGGCTAGATCGCCAAGTTATGCACATCACATTACATCTATCCACAAAGCTGGCAGTTCGTACTACCTTTTCTGTGGACATCTGAAAACGCACTTAACATAATGGACACTGTGGAACATCGAAACGGGGAAACCCCTAGATTTCAGGCTTAAGTTGGTGAGTACTGACTAACATCATGGGGGGGGAGGGGTGGCAGTCGGCGGTGAATATTGCTGTACCCTCCTACCCTCAAAAAAAGGTAAATATGGAAACACTAGAGAAGCGCCGGTTGGTTGAGTCAACGAGTGGGATGGGTTTGCCTGATGCGGAGGTAGCTGCGATGGTGGGGGTGAGTGTGGGTGAGCTTGCTGAGTTGTTTGGTGCTGAGTTGGCTTTGGGGCGGGAGAGGGCGGGTGGGCGGGTTTCCAAGGCTGTGGTGAGTAAGGAGGTTAAGGGGGTAGTGAAGAGGGGGCGGGGGAGGCCCAGGGGGTCTTTTAAGACTGATTTAGGGAGACTTGCGGAGGGTAGGGGTTTGATTGCTGGGAAGACTGAGCATCAGAAGATTAAGGAATTGAAGTCGATGTTGTTGGATGGGGCTGGGCAGCAGATGGTGGGGAAGGCTATAGAGATTGCTTTGAATGATGAGCATCCGCATCAGGGGGCTATGATCAAGCTGTGTATAGACAGGTTGTTGCCTCTTTCTCTTTTTGAGAAGGAGAAGAACCAGAGGTCGGCTATTACGATTAACATCACGGGGTTGGGTGCGGAGCCAACGGTCATTGATGCAGAGGATATAACTGATGTCTGATTTGAACTTTGCTTTGCTACCTTGGCAACAAGAGGTGTATACCGACCCGACTCGGTTTAAGGTGATTGCTGCTGGGCGCCGGTGTGGGAAGTCCAGGTTAGCGGCCACGACGCTAATTATTGAGGGGCTGCGTTGTCCAAGTGGATCGGCTGTCCTGTATGTGTCTCCCACTATGGGGCAGTCCAGACAGATTATCTGGGACTTGCTGCTTGATCTGGGAAGGGAAGTGATTACTAACTCACATGTGAACAACCTAGATATAACCCTTGTCAACGGGGCGCGTATCTATGTCCGCGGGGCTGATAGACCGGACACCTTGCGCGGGGTTAGCCTGACCTATGCAGTTCTTGATGAAGTCGCCGACATTAAGACCGAGGCATGGGAGCAAGTCATCAGGGCGTCTTTATCCGACAAAAAAGGTCGGGCAATGTTTATCGGGACTCCGAAGGGACGAAACTGGTTTTATGACCTGTGGAAGCTCGGCCAAGACGAGCAGGATACAGATTGGAAATCCTGGCACTTCACCACTGCCGACAACCCCTTGATCGACCCAACGGAGATTGAGAGCGCCAAGAAAACCCTGTCTTCCTTCTCGTTCAAACAAGAGTACATGGCATCTTTCTCCAACGCTGGTGCGGACGTTTTTAAAGAGGAATGGATCAAATACGGGGTCGAGCCTGAGCACGGCAGCTATTTCGTGGCCGTAGACTTGGCTGGCTTTGAGGAGGTCGCTAAACAAGCGGCCAACGCTAAGAAAAGGTTGGATGAGTCTGCTATTGCGGTGGTCAAGGTGACAGAAGATGGCAAGTGGTTTGTGAAAGAGATTGAACACGGACGCTGGGACATCCGAGAAACAGCATCTAAGATTCTGATGGCAATGCGTGAATACCGGCCACTAAGTATTGGCATTGAGAGGGGGGCGCTAAAGAACGCTGTTCTGCCTTACTTGTCTGATTTGATGAGAAAAAACAATGTCTACAGCCACATTGTCGATTTAACTCACGGCAATCGTAAGAAAACAGATAGAATCATCTGGTCGCTTCAAGGAAGGTTTGAGCATGGCCGAGTCATCCTGAACAGCGAAGAAGACTGGGCAGACTTTACTGACCACCTTCTGATGTTTCCCTCGCAGGGTGTGCATGATGACTTGCCGGATGCGCTGTCATATATCGACCAATTGGCCGTGACAAGCTACTTTGAGCAAGATGATGACGATGCGTGGGAGCCGATGGACGTAATAAGCGGGGTTTAAAGATGGCCGGAAAATTTGACACCATTGGTTCTCCACAGGCAGTTCAGGGATCAATGTCACGGGCTGGCCCAAACACCCCTGCGTGGTGGAGCGATACAGGCCCGTCTTGGAATCCTGAGACTGGCTTAGACATATACGGGAATT